GTTCGGGACCGACGGGTAGCAGCCGGCGCGTTTCCGCGGCGCGGCCAGGAGCTGTTGGCTTTTTTAGTGGATGAACTTCGACTTCGGTCTTGCGGTCAGGTAGGAATAATCGACTACTGCATCTCTAAGGTCTTCGTCAAGCAATAAATCTCGGAGACTGAGCGGTTCATGGTCATCGAAGAAGTCGCCGTTCTCGTCAGGCCCAAGCCTCAGCATCCGTTCTCGAGCGAAGGCGTCCTGAATGTTCATATCCCGCGTCCCGAGGTAAAGATGGTGCGGGTTCACGCATTCCTTCACATCGCATTTGTGGAGCACCTGTAGGCCCCGCAACGAGCCTCTGAAAATCATCCAGGCGAGCTGGTGGCCTCGATAGGTATGGCCTTCGATCGAAACCGTCCCATAACTATGGTCCTTGTCTGGATGGCTCATATTGCCTGTCCAGAGCCAACAGCCAAGCGGGTCAGAGCGGTCTACATGAGGCCAGAAGTAGGCTCCTAGCCATTCTGACGGACGCAAGCCAAACCGTTTATCCGCTAATACTTCCGGAATGGAACGCGGCGAACGTCTCGGCCTCGGTCGGTCAGTGCAAACTCTCATTTTTCTCCTGGCTCAGCCATCGGTCTCAGTCCTGCCCATTTTGATTGGCGGCAAATAGATCAACGCCCAATCGCCGACCTTCACGCCGCGGTCACCATGACGCACGCTAAACGGCCAGTCCTCGCGCCGTTCCCACGCCAGACCCGGACCACAATAGCCCACTCGAAAGCATCGACGACCGAACCATATACCGAACCTTTTCATGAGTCGGTCTCAGTCCTGCTCCGGTTCAGGCGGTGACTAATCCACTATCGGGAGGTCAGGCACCCGTCGTGGACCTAGAGATCAATCCTGCTCCGCGAACAGTAGGCCCTGTGACTTTGCGAGTTCTGCCGACGCGAGATTCTTCGCGGCGACTGCGGCATACTGCGGCTTGAGCTCGATGCCGAGAAATCTCCGCCCGAGTCTGACGGCCTCGTAGCCTTCACTGCCGATGCCGGCGAACGGCGACAAAATCAATTCACCTGGATTCGACCACAAGCGGACGCACCGCTCGATCGTGCCGAGCTGCAGCGGGCAGATGTGGCGCTCGTCTTTATCGTCTCGAGCTTCGGCGACTTGCAGCGTGTCGCTTTCACGAATCCCATACCAGATCGGTCGCGCCCACTGGATCCACTGGTCGTTTGTGAGTTCCGATTCTGGCGTCTCATGCGTCACCGGCACCGCGTTCTCGCCAAGCTTGCGAAAGATCAGGATGTAATCGGCGAGCGCCGGCCTCGACCACGACGAATCCTTTTTCATCTGCACGAACAGCAGCCCTTTGGACTTCGTGCGGATCGCTTGCGCCTGCGGATCCTTGTCGATGCACACTTCGCCGTGATAAATCCAGCCGTTCTTGATGAACGCGGCGATCGTCTGCCCTCGGAAGTCCTTCATGCCGATATAGCCGTCTCGAGCGAGCATCGCCGGCACTTGGGCCACGTGGCAGCACGTCAGCCGCCCTGGTTTCGTCACGCGCAACAGTTCCCGTTGCAAGAATCCGAAATGCGCGAAGAATTCATCACCATTCGCGCAGTTGCCCATGTCGTGCTCACTGGCCGTGTACGTGTAGAGCGACATGAACGGCGGCGAATAGACCGACAGATCGATGCTGTTCTCGGCCATCGTGCCGAGTTCCTCGATGCAGTCCCCTTCTCGGAGTTCCCAATCGGCGCCAGTATAGACAGGCCTTGTGTGATAGTCCGTGGCGACTCTCATGCGATGAGTTCCTCTCGTTCGAAGTCGCGCATGTGCGCGATGAGTGACTGACTGAGTTCTCGAGCCGCGGCCTGTTTGCGTCGGACGTTCTCCACGACGATCGATTCGGCCTCGGACACCACGATATGCGCGTCCACGGCGTATCGCTGCCCGAACCGCCAGCAGCGCCGTAGACACTGGTAATACGCTTCGTAGCTGTCTGACAGGCCCACAAAGGCCATCTGATGACAGTGCTGGAAGTTCATGCCGAAGCCGAGGATCTTTGGTTTGCTCACGAGCACTCGCACATCGCCGGCAATGAAGCCTTCGACCGCTTTGCGCTTGTCGTCGTAACTATCCGAGCCTTCGACGTTCACGGCATCCGGCACCGCCGCGGCGATCGCGTCGCTTTCATCGTTCAGACCGCACCAGATCAGCCACGAGTCGCTCGACTCGTTCGCCAACGCTGAGACTTCGGCCACGCGGTCATCAATCGAGGCTCGACGTGCCGACAATCTGCCGCCGATGCCAGTCACGCTCAATTCTGGAAACAACGTGCCGTGTGCCGTCTCTGATTGCAGGATGTGATCGTGAATATTCAGCGGCGGGAGGTCGAATCCTTCGTCCGAGTAGCCAATATCGCTCGGCGTGTTCACCGCGAGTGCCCAGGACGCCAGCCAGCGATAGAACGGCTGCACTGCATGGCCTTTCATCCGCCATCCTTCGTCGTCGTGAACGAACCACGTCGCCAGGAATTCAGCGCGCGTCATCAGCCCGAGGAATTCTGCATGATTGGCGAGCTCGGCGATGTCATTGGGGCTCGGCGTGGCCGTGCAACAGAGTCGATACGTCGTGTCCTGAAACGTTTCGATCAACTTCTGCCGCGTTTTCCCGTCGAAGGCTTTCAAGATGCTGGATTCGTCGAGCACGACGCCGGCATAGTCTGACGGATCGAAGGCATCGAGCCGTTCATAGTTCGTGATGGTAATCGGCGCGTCGATTGGCGTCTTCGAATATTGGACGGGCACGCCCAACTTGACGCCTTCCGCCACGGTCTGCTCGGCGACACACAGCGGCGCCAGAATCAGCACACGACCAGGCACGGACGCCGCCCACGACAGCTGCATGAACGTCTTCCCGAGGCCACAGTCGGCGAACACGGCCGCGCGGCCCTTCTTCAGTGCCCATTTCGTAATCGCCGCCTGCCAGTCAAAGAGCACGGCCGGCAATGCGGAGACATCGATCGACCGTCCGGTATGGATCCGCTGTTTAGACTTCAGAAACGCGCGATAGGATTGGCTCATTGGACAATCTGAATGAATCCAGGCAGTGGGCTCTCTTCAATCCGTCCGCGGCCGTAGAGATAGGCTCTTGGTTGATCCGCCGTTGATCCGCGCCACACCGTCACCACCGGCACATGCACCGACACTTCCTTCGCCCGAATCCAGCGCCGGCCGATCTTCACGCTCCACACATACCCCGCTCTGGCGTTCGTCCGCTCGAAGCAGAGGAGAAACTTCTGCGCCTTCATCCCCAGATACTCAGCACGGCTAAGATCACAATCATCATCACCAGCGCGAGAACCACGACGCCCATCGAGGCCCACTGCATGACGACGATCGCGCGGTCCATAAATCGCGACGTGAACTTCTCAAAGCGTTCCCAGGCTGACATATCAGTCGCCACTGCCCGATTGATCCCGCGTGACGATGCCCGCCACGATCAGCACCACGATACACACGCCGACAATCGTAAACACGGCGCGCATCAGTGGCGTCTCACGGGCGGCAGATCCTCATCGTCGTCTTCCTCGTCCTCACCGTCGAGATGCCGCGCAATCTCACTGAACACAAGTGAGTTGATTCTGTCAAGCGTGAGTGAGTCACACTCAAGTGCTTGACTTTTACCGGCCGTTGCGAGTGCTTTCAGCGCGTCATTTAAGATGCCTAGACACTCGGCTAATCGTCCGATCTGCTTCTGGAACAGCCAGATCGATCGCTGCTGCACGGCGGCGATGGCCAAGAGCACGAACAGCGTCAGCGCGACGATCATCAACGCACCTCTCGGACTTCGATGTTGTACTGGGCCTTCATCCAGCGTTTTTTGGTCTGAAACGATTCGCTATTGCGCTTCTGTCCCTTGCAATCGGCGACGACCAGCACGCCATACTCGAGAAACACGAAATCCGCGCGGTACGTGGCGACGGGATGCACGTGGACGGGCTCTGACGGCCGCATACCGAGATCCGTGGAGACGGTGCAGAGTTCAAACGGCACCTGGCGCCGAATGTCTTTCACTTCGCCGGCGTGTTCGCGCATCTTGAGCTGCTGGTGATACGTCGCTTCTTTTTTCGAGTCGTAGGATTCGCCGGCCAGCGTCACCGTCTTGATGTTGCCGTGCTTACTGCGCGGTTTCGGCGCGTGCCGCAGGAGCTGCCGATATTCCTCGGGCGTCAGGCCCACGATTAGAGCTTCTTCTCGGCCGCAGAGCGCCGAGAAATCAGACCGCCCTTACGCCCGGCTTCGCGTGCTTCTTCGGGCGTCCATTCATGCGCCACGCCGCGCAAGTGGGCCATCTTGCCGCCCTTGCTCGCGATCTCTTTCACGCGCTCGGGCGTCATGTGGGCAAATCCTCGATCGTCTTTACTCTTGCGGTTTTCCTCTGCTGACTTATTGCTCGGCTTACGAGGCGGCGTACCACTCCTGAACGCGTCCTAGACATCTTCTTAGCGAGTCGATCCAGTCCGCGCAACATTTTGGGGTGCATCCTTAAAACCATCACGTGCTGAAGCCCTAGAGAATGCTGTTTCCGTCGTTCCATTGCATGTATTAGAGAGGAAACGTATGACAAAGTCAACAGTTTGTATTACAACGTATAACAGAAAGACGAAAGAGGCAGTTAGGGTAAAACTGTCAGATTTGACAGTCCTGCGGTAGAGGCGTAACCTACGGGGCGTTTCAAGGGAACGAAAGTGTGTTGCGGGACCGGCTCTCTTAAAGCCGGCCCCCGTAGGTGGAACGGTGCGTTGCGGTGGATGCCGTAAATCTTACCGCAGAGCCCCCACCTAGTCAACCAATAGCCCGTAACCACTATCCCTAGAACGGCTTGACATCGCTGAGCCGCAATCAGTGTGCGGGTTCGGGCTTCGTGCCTAAAAGTCCCTCTCACGTGCGTGACCAGGCACGTAATCACGGGTTTATCCCGAAAATGCACGGGGAAGTGCGCTGTTGGACATCTACGCGCCCCGTCCTCTGATCGCTCTCGTGTTTGCGATCTCAGCCTTTTTTTTTCTGGCGCCCTGAGAGGCTGATCAGAGAAAAAAGATGTCCGTCGTTTCTCTTCATGGCGGACTGTCCACATCGGCCGGAATGACCATCGGGTACCCCGCGTTGGCACTGCGCGAAACGGACAGAACTGGAGCATGCCGTGACGGTGGGAACGCTCGACCGAGATACTGTCCGCGAATTATTAGTCAAATTCGGCCTTCCCATGCGTCCAGAAAGCGCAACGGAACGTTACAATCGCGAGCAGAAACGTCTCAGAGAAGGGCGGCTGTGGTGAGAGTCTGGACACGCGTGACCTATCTCGAACGGTGCGGGAACTGCGGGGCAGAACTCCGCGAAGGTGATCCGGTGCAGACAATCACGCGTCACGGATTGAATCGCAAACTCTTGCGCGGCGTCTGTTGCGCCGATGGTGAACCTCCAGGAGACTTACCGCGGCGAACGCCGAATCTGAAGCTAGAAGACCAAATCGGACGGATGAAAGCCTTGAGTGCAGCAATGCCAGCGCGAACGCGTGGGGCGTTGAAGCAAATGGCTGCACAGACCGAGTGGGTGCCCTACAAAGAGAACCGCGAGCCTGGAGAGGACGGATGACGCTGAACCTGAATCCCCGCTTCCCCCATGTGTGTGTGAAAGAGAATTGCGCCGTCTGCCGCTGGCTCTCCGAGCAGTTGTGGAAAGCGCGACGCGCCCTGGACCGATGAATATCGCCTTTCCGTCGCTGGATCTCCGGTTGGATGCGCCGCTCGCGATCTTGCGCTCGCCGAATTCTCCCGTGTGCGTGGAAATCAAATCACGCCTTGATCGCCGCGCCGACGGCTTTCTGCACGCGCACGGCTTCGATGTCTTCGGCCGGCCTCGAGCCGCCGCGCGCACGTCGAAAGCGATGAGCCGCAAAACGTCCGCGTTGCTCGATGTGATGCTGGAGCTGCGGCGCAATGGGTGTTCGCTCTGCTCGATCGCGCGGCAGACCGGACTGCATCGCAACACCGTGTCGGCGCACTTCGCGCAACTCGAAGGATCGATCGCCGTTGTTGATCAGCAACGCTCGGCGTAAACTCAACGTCGTGGCGAGTGATTCACGACTCAAGATCGGCGACTTGCTGACGCAGAACGACGGCGAAGGCTGGTTTCTGCTTGTGGAGGAAACGAACGATGGCGCGTATGTCGTCTGTCGAGTACCGCCGGGGCTGCTGCCTCGCGACTACGGCGTGAAGTTCGTCCACTTCCCGACACCGGAGGATGCGACCGGCTATGTGATCATGGCGCCGCGCGCTGATCGGCTCCACTCATGAAACCAGTCTTCAAAGGCATCCACGCAGAATTTCTCAGCGACGACACCGCCGAGATCGATCTCGAAGGCGCGCGATCGAGCGGCAAGAGCTGGGTCTGTTGCGCCAAGGTCATCGAGTCGTGTCTGAAGTATCCCGGCATTGAATGGCTCGCAGCTCGGTACAGCGGCGAAGAGACGCGAAACAAACTCAAGCCTGAATTCGTGAAGATGTGCCATCGCTACGAAGTGACCGTCGAATGGGACGGAGACTCGCAGTCGTATGTGTTTCCCGAAGTCGATGGGAAAGCGTCACGCGTGTTCATGTATGGCCTGAAGACGCAGGACAAAGCCGGCCACTTCGCCAAGATCCGCGGCTTGGGCATCGCTTGCGTGTGGGTGGACCAGACCGAAGAGCTCGACGAATCGATCGCGTTGGAGTTGCGTGCGACACTGCGTCAACCCGGTTATCCGCACCAACTGATTTTTTCTCCGAATCCTCCGAACGAAGACAGCTACCTCAGCGATCAGTTCCCGGAGGACAACAGCCTTCCGAATCGTCGCTACTATCGCGTGAGTCTGTACGACAACATCGAAAACCTCGATGCGAAAACCATCAGCGCGCTCGAGCAGGCGTACCCGCGCACGCACGCCAAAAACAAATCACTGATCCTCGGCATGCGCGGCCCGAACGTCACCGGCACGCCGGTCTATGACGGCGCGTTCGATCGCACGTTGCATCTCGCGCCGCTCGCCTACGATCCGCAGTCACCGCTCTTGGAAGCCTTCGACGCCGGCAAGCATCATCCGACATGGTTGGTCGCTCAGCGCACCTCGCACGGCGCCGTGCATGTGCTCGGCGGCATTCTCGGCAAGCGATTATTCCTCGAAGATTTCCTCCCGATCGTCGATCGCTATCGCGAGGATTGGTTTCCAGGCGCGGGCGAAATCAAAACGTGCTGCGATCCGCTGCCGAGCGATCAGACCGCGCGCTACACGCCCGCGACGATTCTGCGGGAAGCGGGCTTGCGTCCACGGTCACGAGAGAACGGGAACGCGCCCGATGTGCGCGTCGCGATGATCGAGCAGATCGGCGCGTTGATGCGTCGCCGGGCTGGCAGCGGCCAAGCGTTTCTGATTAACAGCACGCCAGCGCAATGGCTCATGGCGTCGCATGCGCTCGTCAAGCAAACGAAACTCTTCGTCGATGGCTGCGAAGGGTCGTACGTCTGGGATCCGAACTACGTGAGCGTCGCCTCGAAGACGGTGCGTCAGCCGCTGTTCGATCAGTGGCTGGATGGTTGGCAGCGGTGCTTAGAAAACATCGTGTTGAATTTTTGCGCAGGACAGAAAACCGCACAGGAACGAATCGCGCAGCGCCGTCGCGTCATGCCCAGAGGCCAGAAACCTCCAGGCACGTCGATGGACTTCATGGCCTGACTTCTGCAGCATCTCTCTGCATGGAGACGAACATGAATCACAAATTCGCGAAGCTGCTCATCGTTGCACTCGGTTGTGTTGTCCTGATTTCGAAATCAGCACACGCGGGGCCGATGCGCGATGCGTCGTGGGCGACGTTGGCCGTTGGTCAGGGCGGAGACATCTACACGACCTACCACAATCTGCCGATGGGCGGCGGGCGCTGTGTGGAGTTGAATAGCGGCGTCTATGGCAGCAATCCAAACCTCGGACGACTGCTCCTCGGGAAGGCGGTGTTTGCCGTGCCGTTGACGGCGGCCTCAATCGCGCTGGATCGGAAGCACGACAAGACGGCGCACACGGCCGCGAACATTCTGCGGTTTGCGGCGGGCGGCGTCGGCGGCGTCGCGACGGGTTGGAATTTAACCAGACAGTGCCGATGAGTGCCGCAGACTCACGGCCTGTCGTGTTTTGGCTCGGGTTTGTCCTGATCTGCGCCCTGCTCTCGCTCGTCGTGATGCGCTAGGCGGTTTTCGCGGTTCCGGATGGCGTCAGGAATGGCCCTAGGGCGCGTCAGGATGCCCTAGGCGCCCCGATCGGCGCCGAATTGACCATCCGGACAGGGCCTGCCGGTAGCTCTTGCGCAAAAGTCTGCTTCTCGGTAGACTAGCGCCCCACACCGCCCGTATGGCTGATAAACCGACCGTCTGCGAGCACTGCGGAGCCTCTTTGGCGTCCGCGCACTGGAGTATCGCGCATGGCTTCCAAGGCGCGCAGCCGTTCACGCAATGCCCCGCCTGCCACGCGCTTATCTACCTCCCGGCCCCGCCGCCGCCCGCGGCCTGAGTCTCATGGCCCCATGTTCGAACACTGGCACCAGCGACACGACGAATGGCGGGACCATCCCACCTCGCTCGTCGCGCTGGATTTACTCTTGGAGATTCTGCTCATGACGATCGCGGAACTGAATGCCAAAGTGGACACCATCAAGACGGGCGTCGATGATCTCAAGGCCCAGATCGCGGCACTGAAAAATCAGCCGCCCGGGCCGGCCACGCAAGAGGATCTCGATCAGCTCGGCGCGAAACTGGACGCGGTGCAGGCGTCGATCAGCGCGTGAAACTAGAGGGAGTTTTCTCATGATTCGCCTTGCGCTTCCGGATGATTACGCGAACTTTCAAGCCGTTGTAGCGGCGCTCGGCGGTGCTGGCAATCACCAAATCACCGCCGGTTTCGCTCCTGGCAACACCTACATTGTCGCGATGCGCTTCGACAGCCGTGATACCGCGATTTCTGTCGGATTCACTCCGAAGCCATCCACGTTCATGACCGATTTTCCGAACACGATCGAAGTCGGAACCGTCAGTGATATCGGCATCGTCTAGCCCGTTGCTCTATGCGATGCGCCCGTTGGGGACGGTGCTGCATACGGGTTTCGTCGCGTTTACCGCGCTGATTCCGGACGGGGCGCGTGTGGCGGAAGTGGGTTGTTACACCGGAGAATCGACGTTTTGGTTGTTGATGCGGGCGGGCTCGATGGTCTGCATTGATCGCTGGGAAGATTACGTCGAAGACAACGGCCCGACTGGGAACACCGTCGTACAGAACATGGCGCTCGTTGAGGCCAACTTCGATGCATTGATGGCGCAGACGGATGGCCGCATTACCAAGCTGAAGACGGACAGCCTCACGGCGGCGCGTCAGATGCCGGATCGGTCGTTCGATTGTGTCTATCTCGACGCGGGCCATGAAGTCGATGAAGTCTCTGCGGACATCAACGCGTGGCTTCCCAAAGTGAAAGACGGCGGGATCTTAGCGGGCCACGACTACACGAGCGATCGGCCGGGAGTCATTCAGGCCGTTGACGATCTCTTGCACGGGCCCGATCAGACGTTTCCCGATGGCACCTGGGTGAAGCATGTCTCCCGTCTATAGCTCGTTCAAGCTCGGCGATGTCGTGCAACTCGCGGGACCCAATGTCCCGTGACAAAAGCTGCGATGTATTTACTCTCGCAGCCGGAGATGCAAAATGCCCCGTAGCGTAAAGGGAGTCATGAACGAGTACGCCGCGGGCGCTTTGCATTCTGGTTCGTCCAGCGGACCAGTCGTCAAGAATCCAAAACAGGCCGTAGCGATCGCGCTCAGCGAGCAGCGGCAGATGAAGAAAGCCTCGAGCAAGCCAAAGCACAATCCGATCGGCAACTTGAAACACTTTGCCCATCCGCGCAAGGCCCGATGAAGCAGATTCACAAATTCCTCGGCGATGATCTTTCGCTCGTCTATGGTCTCCAGAAATTTCACGCCGCCGCGAAATCGCTGTTAGAACGCGTACCGCTCGGCGCGACGATTCGCCCGCTGACTGACGAACTGCCAGGCGCCGTCGCGATCGTGTTGCCGAGTCATGTGCGGCTCGTGACGCAATATGACATCAACACCGGGAAGCATCGTGCGGATGCGCAGTTGCTCTACGCAGAGGCGGGCGAATGAAGTTCTGTCATTTCTGCGCCGGCAATCCGATGTTGCCGAAGGTCACGATCCCGCAGCCGGAAGGGAAGCCGATCGTCATCGTGCAGTGCAGTCGTTGTCAGCGAATAGAGACGGACGACGAAGCGTAATGCTGTGCCCTACATGCGCGAACGATCTCGAGCCCGCCGCAGTCGCGCGTGACATTCGCGTCTGTTCATTTTGCGGAGAGACCGTCGCCGACCGACCGTCCGGTTTACAGAAAGCCGCCTACGCCGATGTGCAGGGTCTCTCCGATGCGGAATTCACGGCGCTGAGAAAAGCCAAAGCCAAAGTCGTGGCGAGCAAACCGCGATGAGCCGCACCGTGACGCGGGATCTCAAAATCAGCTATCGCGTGCATCCCGTGGATGCCGTGCTCGCCGTCTATCCGCGATCGTCGCTCGTGAAAGCACGACGGCCGACCGCCGATGACATGCTGAAGTCCCGCGCGATCTGCACCGGCACGATCCGACTCCATAAACTCTTTCAGCGCGCGTCGATGTAGTGGCGAAAGAAGTCCGACACTCGCAGAACGTCCAGTACCCGCGCTCGCGCCGTCCCTCCACTGACCGCAGCACGCCGAAGAACAGCACGCGCCGCCTCGCGCCAGGCAAAGCGAAGGATCTCGTCGAGGAAGCGATCGCGCGCTTCAAGCAAGCCGAAGACGCCGATCGGAAACAGCGTGAGCGTGAACTCGAAGACTTGCGGTTCTACGCGGGCGATCAGTGGCCGCAGTCGATCATCGACTCGCGCAAAGGGCAACAGGCGACAGCCACCACGCCCGCGATTCCCGCACGGCCGACGATCACGATCAACAAACAGCGCGAGCCAGTGAAGCAAGTCCTGAATGGGATTCGCCAAGCGGATCTCGGCATTCAACTGGCGCCGGCCGACGACTTCGCGGAAATCGCCACGCCGCCGGATGCGACGGAAATCAGTTTGCGCGAAGGACTGATACGCCGGATCCAGCGGAGCAGCGAAGCGGAAGACGCGCGGTTGTGGGCGGCGACACGCGCGACGATTGCCGGCCGCGGCTACTACGCGATCTGTATTCGCTATGCCGGCAAGACGTTCGATCGCGAAATCTATGTCGAGCGGATCTACAACCAAGCGTCGGTCTCGCTCGATCCCTTGCATGAACTCCCAGACGGCAGCGATGCGAACTGGGGATTTAAGGGCACCGATCTCCATTGGGATGACTACTGCGCCCAGTATCCGTATCGCGTGGACAAAGACGGCAGGCGCCGCAAGAATCAGATCATCGATTGCAGCGAAGATGATTTCCGCGCGCTCGGCGATGAAGCGCCCGGCTGGTTCACGACGGACACCGACGCCGAGCAGAAGATCACACGCATCGTCCGCGTGACCGAATACTGGTATGTCACGCTCGAGACGCGCGATCTCGTGCAACTCGCGGATGGTTCGTCGTGGTGGGCCGACGAGAAGGGCATGCCGGATGGGATCGCGATCATCGATCAGCGGCCCGTCATCGAACGCACGATCAACTGGTGCAAGCTCGATGGCCATGATCTGCTTGATGAAACCGACTGGGAAGGGCCGGATCTGCCGATCATCAAAGTGATGGGCGAAGAGCTGCAGCCCTACGACAAAGAGCGACGGGCACAAGGCATGGTGAGGCCAGGCCGCGGCGCGCAAGAGGGCTTCAACGCGATGGTCAGCAAGCAAGTCGAGACCGTCGCGTATGCGCCGATTCCGCCGTGGCAATACGATCCTGAAGCGGTCGAAGGCTTCGAAGAGACGTGGGAACTCTCAAGCACTAAGCCGGTCTGGGGCTTGCCCTCGCGGACCTACAACGATCAGGGCCAAGAGCTTCGCGCACCCTCACGCACGCAGATCGATACGCCGATTGTCGCCATCGCCCAGTCAGTGCAACTCTTCGACATGGCGATCAAGAGCACGATGGGCACGGGCGATCCGGAGCTCGGAAACGTCGCACCGTCGATCAAGAGTGGCAAGGCGCTCTCGGCGCTCATCGGCCAATCGCAGCTCGGGAAGTCCGATTATCTCGACAACCTGAAACGGTCGATCCGCTATGAAGGGCAAATCATCAACAACCTGCTCTATCCGATCTACAGCAAGCGGCCGGGACGAATCGTGCGGATCATCAACGGGCAAGGCACTGAAGAGAAAATCACGATCGCTCAGCCGGCTATGACTGGGGCGCAAGCGCCCGCCGTACCGTCCGCGCAGCCGCAATATCGTCTGACCGAAGACGCGAACTTTAACGTCATTATCAAGATTCAGCCGAACAGCGAAGAGCGCCGCACACAGGAAGCGGAATTCCTCGGCAAGATCGCCGAGACGGTTCCGCAGGCCATGGGCATCATGGGCGATCTACTCTTCGACACGATCGATCAGCCTGGCCATAAAGAGATCGCTGAGCGCTGGCGCGCAGGCGGCTTGATTCCACAGATTACCCAGTACCTGCAGCAGAAGGCGCAAGGTCAGCCGATTCCGCCCGCCGTCTCTCAGCAGATGGCCTCGATGAAACAGCAACTCGATCACGCGCACCAGTTGCTGATGAAGGCCGACGAGGAAATCAAGACGAAGCAAATAGAACAACAGGGCAAGATGGCGATCACGCAGCAGCAAGAGCAATACGAGACGGCGCGCAATCGCGAGAACAACGAAACGAAGATTGCTGTCGCTGAACTGGGCGCGAAGGTCGATCGACTCACGCTGTTTCTCGAGGAACGGGCGCGGCTCGGCATCCAGACGCACGAGCACATCCAAGGCGATCTGGAACATCAGAGCGCAATGGCACAGCAGCAAGATCAACAACAGCACGACGCCGCGATGTCTGCGCAAGAGCATCAACAGACACTCGAGCAAGGGCAACAGGCCGCCGCGCTCGCGCCTGAGCCCGCGCAACCGCAAGCGGGAGCCTAATGGCGGAGATAGACGATCGCTTGCGGCAATTGATGCTGGCTCATGAAGCAGTGTGCGCCGACTTGGTAGCAGAACGGCGACGCTCGGAAGATGTCATCGCGACGCTTCAGGCCATGCGCGATTATGTGACGCTGCCGATGCATCGGTCGGTCACGCAAGAAATATTAATACGTGATCTCAAGATCGAGCGGACACAACTCCGCGCGCAACTCGCCGAAGCCAAGGCACGGCCATTCGCTGATCCGTTGATTGGCGATGATCTGCTGAAACGTCTGACGGAAGAAGCTTCGCGTTTAAACGAAGGCTTATGGGATATTCGATTGGCTGGACGCACGGATGATGACCAGCCGAGTCTCGAGTTGATTATTACAGCCTTCCGCACGGCGGCGAATCTCATCGCGACGCCGCCGAAGAAAACCGCACGCTCTAAGAAATCTAAGAAACGCTAAGGACGCCTAATGGATACGCCGCAAGTCGAGCAGCCGATCGTTGAGACGCCGATCGAGGAAACGAAGCCCGAGCCGATCGCGCAAGCGGAAACACTCACGCAGCATCGCGAGATGTTTCCTGATGCCGGCAAGAAAACCGGCATGGTCTCCCAACCGGCGCCCGCGCCAGAGGCCGAGAAGCCACGCGGCCAACGCAACCGCGCCCGCAGTCAAGACGCGAGTCCGGATGAAGTGCGGCAGATTTCCGCCCTCGGGAAAGAAGCGCGCGACGCCGAAGAGTCGGTGAGTGAAGTCCTCGGCCTGAAACCGAATGACGGTGAATCGCCGCGGCTCTTCGAGCTTCGTCGCCGCAAAGCCATCGCGCAAGCGGTGAAGGATCTGAAAGCCGCGCCCGCACCGGCCGCGCCAGTCACACGCGAAACGCCTCGATCCGCTTCGCCTGTTGTCACATCGACAGCGCCAGCTGAGCCGGATGCGAGCGATGCCACGAAATACCCGTATGGCACATCGGATCCGAAGTATCAGCAGGATCTGATCGACTTCGCGGTCGAGAAGAAATTCCGCGCGCAGAGTGTCGCCGCGCAGCAGGAAGCCGCCGAGGCCGAAGCCGCAGCCGGCAAGAAACGGTTTGCGGAACGCTGGACGGCCGCCGAGAAGGAGATCCCCGGCTTTCGGGACATCGCCAGCAAGGAAGTCCCGTGGTCCAAGGGCGATCCGATCGATTTGTGGATTTGGGATAGACCTTACGGCCCGAAGCTGTTATGGTATCTCAACCATCCGGACCATCTAGCCGAGACGCGCGAGATTATGGCGCTCTCGGTCACGGACCAGTTGGAACGTCTCTCGTTGCTGGGGCAACGGTTTTCTTCGAATAACGGTTCTGCGGGCGGCAACGGAAGTACCGGAGCGTTGCATCCGCCAGTCGTCGTAACGCCGAGTCCACGTCCTCCCACTCCGGTGAAGACGGGCCCGATGCGATCCAGCGGTGACACGCCGGATACGTCGAAGGGTCCGTTAAGCGCGCACCGGGCGCTGTATCACCAACCCGGTCGCCGCCGCTAAACCTTCAACGTCTCGCCTGACACTCGCTGTGATCCGATGAGGATCGCGCGTGGATACATTTATCACTACTAATTGGGTTGCCACGGATTCGGCGGCCTACTTCGACAGTCACACGCGCCTGATTGGCGAGTTCTCGCGCGATTGGGATGACACATGGGCGAACAAGCCCGACGGCGCGCAGATCGGCTACACCACACAGGTGCGGCTCGAGCAGCGCTGGCAGGTCTTCGAAGGGCAGGCCCTGCAGCAGCAGGCGATTCTGAATCAGACGGTCCCGATCACCATCAACCATCAGTTCCAAGTCGCGCACGGTTGGTCATCCGCCGATCAGTCGTTGGTCGTCGAAGAAGTGCAGGAGCGCTACACCAAGCCGGCGGGCAAGGCGATGGCGGCGAAGTGGGACGCGACGGCGGGGCAGGAAGTCTATCGCTCGGTCTATTTCCAGCAAGGCTCACCGGGTGTCCCGCTCTCGAGCGACAAGACATGGACGGATGGCGTCGCGAAACTGCACAACGCAGGCGTACCTGACGATCTGATCGTCGTGATGGATCCGAAGACGCAGAGCGCACTCCTCGCCACGAACTTCGGTCAGTTCAATCCGCAGGGGCAGATTTCCGAATACTGGAAGAAGGGACAGTTCGCGGGCGCAGCGATGGGCGCGGGCGCGTGGATGTGGGATCCGTATCTGCCGGTGCACGTCACGGGCACGATGACGGCGAGCACGATTCTCGTGAGCGGTGCGGGGCAGACCGGATCGACGCTCAATGTCGCCGGGCTCGGCACCTACGCACTGAACGCAGGCGATACGTTCTACATCCCTGGCGTCAACACCGTCACGCCCTACGAATACATCGACACAGGCGACTTGCAGGCGTTCTCGCTGCAGGCGGGCATCAGTGGCGCGGGCACGGCGACGTTCACCATCTCGCCGCCGATCATCACCAGCGGCCCGCTCAAGACGGTCACCGCCGCGCCGGCCAATAACGCGAACATCACCTTCGTCGGCCAGACGGCCGCAGTCAACGGCACGATGTCCGCGATCAGCTCGAAGCAATCGCTGATGTTCAATCCGGGCGCGTTCGCGTTCGTGATGGCGGATCTGCCAGTGAATCTCGCGGGCGCGAATGCGGGCCGCTACAACGACAAAGAGGCCAAGGTCTCGATGCGTTATGTTGATCAATATAGCATCACGACGGACCAGCTCCCGCGTAGGCTGGATTCGATCGGCGGCGTCGCCGCGATATTGCCTTATTTCGCGGAAAGGTTCTGGAGCTAAAACATGGCTATCACCACAGCACAACTTGCTGCCGGAATCACGGCGGGGCAGACGACGTTTGGTCTGCAGAATGTCTCGACGAATCAGAGCGGCTTGCCTGCGGTCGGCGCGTTGCCGTTACCTGTCGGGAATCCGATGTTTATTGACGGCGAAGTGATGTTCTGCATCGCGCAGCCGGCATCAGGGACCGTGCTCGTTCGCGGGCGTGGGTCCGAAGGGACCGCCGCGGCCGCACATGACATCTTGGCGCAAGTCTCGGTCTCGTCGGCGCCGAGCGATTTCGGCAACCCTGGCCCGGGTCAGACGACGGTGGTCGATTTGGCGAATGATGCGCCGTTCACGATCGGCTCGGATCAGACGATCGTGGTCCCGGTGTCGAACACCAACTACAACGTCAACAAGGTGACGGCCGCGGCGATCGTGCTGACGGCGCCGTCGGTGTACTTGAACGGACTCACGTTGATCTTTACGTCGCAGACGGCCGCGGCGCATGTGATCACGGCGACGAGCCTCTTCATGGACGGCACGGGCACGCTGCCGCACACCACCGCCACATTCAATTCGAAGCAGGGCGCGACGATCACGCTCGTGGCCGAGAACGGCTTCTGGAATGTCACGGCGACGAACAACGTCACGATTTCGTAAGGAGTAGCACTTGCCGATTCTTCAAGTACCTGGCACGAAAGAAGCGGAAGAGCGCATTAAGTGGGAAGCGCAGCATACAGGCTATGGGCCGCCTGGCCGGCCCTATGTCTACCGTGAATTCCCACTGATGATCCACAAGGCCGGCAAAGCCCTCGACGCGGCTGGTCTGCCGAAACTCGGCGCGGCGGTGATCATCGAGACCAAGACGGTCGCCAACGAAGCCGAAGAGCGGCAGTGGCTCGGCGATGGCTTCCACCGCAACCCGGCCGAAGCGGTGCTGATGTACGAGAAGGGCACCGTCGAAGTTGCGAAGCTCGCGGCGGAGATCAACTACGAAGTCAAAAACAAGCTGAGTCCATTGGCTGTGGCGGAAGTCGAAGCGGCACAGGCCGCACATGCTGGCCATTTGCCGAGCGTGCCAGAAACGCCCATCGTGCGACGCACACGGATCGCGCGTGACGGTGGAAAGAAACTCGGTCGTCCTCGCAAAGCGGCTCCGGCCGCAGGAGAGTAGCGCATGGCGGCACCGACATCGTTCCCATCGTGGAGTTACAACAGCGCTGGTCAGCCCGCGCTGATCGTGCAGAGCCTGACGGCCTTTAATGCGCTGCTCGGTCCTGGCACATGGAGCTCGACACCGTTTACGCCTGGCACGACGCCCACGACGGCGCCGTATGACACATACACGCTCGGCACGGGCACCGATCAGGTGCTGGCGATCCGGATGCAGCAATTGCTGGTCGAAGCGCGCGTGCAGTCGTACATGCTGGCGCAGGGCTTCGTAATCACGGACGATCCGCAGCAAATCCTGCGGCCTGATGTGCTCGCGAATGATGCGAGTCTGACGAGCTAATGGCGAACGAACATCTCGCCGCCGTCGCTGCGGAGTCGATGGCTAATGACACCGTGATCATCGAAGTGGTCTATCAGCAACAGTGGATCAAGTTCGATATTCCGGTCATGCAGTTGAAATATCTGCCGATCGAGGAAATCACTCGTCGGTATTTGGTCGGCGCGTTTGCAGCCGTAAAGGCTCCAACCGCGGAAGTCGGAGAGACACACGCACCCGCGTTGTCGTCGTCGTCGCAACCCAACGTGTAAAGGAGTCTTCCATGCTGATGCAAGGCGTCGTCGTTGATCCCTCCGGAGCTGGCACCACAGACGGCTCCACGACTCAGATCAATCTGGGCCGTGCAAACGAACTGATCGTCTCGGAACTCCACGGCAAGTATTTCGAGCAGGCGTATCGCGGCAATGTGTACTATGCCTCCACGGTGAGCGGCGGCGTGGTGGTTCCGATCGCGTCCACGCTGACGCCGACCTACTCACTGTGGAATCCGGCCGGCAGCGGCAAGCTGATGGTCCCGATCGTTCTCCTGATCGGTTGGACGGCCACGACGGCGGCGCTCGGCGAGCTGGTCTGGACCGCGACAACGAACGCGGGCAGCGGCATCTCGAGCACGGCGCCGTTCGTGGCGTTCGGCACGGGCACGGCGCTCAACGCGAACCTCGGGTCAGGCAAGGTCTCGCAGATGCGCACGGCGACGGGCGGCACGACGACACTCGTCGCGGCCTCCACGTTCTACCGTTCGACTGGCATGTCGATCACCGCGACGACGGCAGCGACCTCAGTCGCGCCTGGATGGGTGTGGCGTGATGATTTCGACGGCACGTCCATTGTGCCGCCTGGCAACGCGATTCACTTGATGGCGTCCACGGCGATCTTGATCACCGGCACGATCACGACGGTCTATGCGGAAATTCCTCTCTAGGTCAGATAGTCAACCTGTCCTAATGGAGGGATAACAGCATGGCGATTTCACAAGGGATCGTGATCGATCCATCGGGAGGCGGCAGTTACGACGGCAGCATCCAGCAGATCAATCTCGGTCGAGCG